TTCAACCTTGGTGGCAACTTTTTCTTCAGTGCCTTCATACACAACCACTTCATAGGTTCTGATTGCGGCATCCAGAATGGTGTGTTCAGCATCCTTCCACATAGGAATGATTTCATAGGGTTTGAATCGTGTATAGACATATTCACCGTTGTCATTGTAATGACCATACACCCAAGCAATACCGCAGTTCACAAAGTCCTTTACAATAGCTTTCAGGAACTTATAGAACTTCTTAGTCTGTAAATAAGGCTTTACAGCATCCACAAACTGCTGATTTTCAGACTGAATCAGGAAAGGCTGACCAACAATGTACTGAACTTTCTGGTCAACCATCTTCTTGTACTGGTTATCAACAATTTTGTTATTAGGCAAGTTGTCCAGAATCGTCAGCTTACCATTTTCACCAATGGCAGTACGCTGTTTGAACCGGATGTCATGTTTGCCTGAATAATAGTTATCACCTGCGACCATATCAAGGTACCGTTTAGACCTGCGGAAGCGGTTGATTTCAGCCACAATGAACTGATTATCAGTCATTCTGGTTGCAACATCCTTTCGTGCTAAGTGATCCACCACTTCAGCAGCCTTCATAAACTGAAACATTCATTGTCACCACCTTACTTCAATATTCTTTTGTTTATCAGAAAGATGAAGAATCTGCGGTGTTCCAGTTACCGCAGGAAGCAACATCTTCTGAAGGGGATATTCTGCGTATCTCTGCCAAGACACACAGGAAATCACAATGTATTCTTTTATTGTTACCGTATTACTATACGGATTAAAAACAATCTTGGAAGGTTTGCTGACCGTTCCCTTGTGGGTATGACCAACAATCACACAATCCACACCGTCAATGACGTTTCCCCACCGTTCATTGCGGTTCACAGTTGCGCCAGTGTAAATGCCACCACCTGCACCATGTGTCACAGCAAAGGTGTATGTTGCACCTGCTTTATCAGTCTTGGTGTCATGCTGACCAAGCTGAAATTTCATGAATGCAGCGTTCTGTCTGTACACATCTTCCAAGTCCAACTTTGACATGATGTCATAAGTGGGGTCATCATCAGCGTCCTTCATAGACCTGCGTTCATGGTTTCCGGACACACAACACAGGATTCTGTCTTTGATAGGCTTCAGTGCTTCCACCATCAACCGCTTCTGTTCACGGGGACGAATGATGTCATCCCAAGGTGAACCAACGCTTGAACGGGTGTTATTGTTGATTAAATCACCACCCAAGACCAAATACAGGTTGGGGTCTGCAATCACTGAATCCAAGAACTTCTTCCATTCCAGTTCCATGTGTTCCAAGGCACCAAAATGAATATCTGAAATACAGGCAATCTTGATTGCAGAATCAAACCGCCTGACAATTACATTGAAATCACTTAACATCTTTCACTTCCCCCATTAGTCAAAACTGAACGTTTCACCCCTAATGAATCCTTCAAGCGCATAACGCATGGCATCCATCAGGTGGTTGAAGTCATCAATGGGTTTGTTCAATTTGTTTTCAAACTTGTCCACATCCCACGTATAGTTGCTGATTTCAGTGATGAAGTTCACGCAACGGGGATGGATAATGATTTCATAGTCCTGAATGAAGTCAATTCCGTTGTTCACACTGTCCTTACCTTTTCGTGCAGCACGGATTCTGTGAATGCCCAAATCATAAAGACGTGCAATTGACTTGGGTTCCGCACAGTCAGCAGTAATGCGTTCTTTTGCATAACCCATGTTTGTGATTTCAGCGTGAATGGCTTCATTGGACATACCCTTCTTGTACATTTCATCAAACACATAAATCTTCTTATGCGTCTGGTCAATCATTCCACAGAACAGTGCAGAAGGGTCATTTGTATAACCAAAGTCAAGACCAAAAGCAGATTGGATACCTTGGATTTGCTTGACATCTTCCAAATCAAAGGCTTCTTCTTTCCAGTTCTCAAAAATCAAACCATCCACAATACCCCAATCACCTAAACCTGCGACACGGTAACGTCTTGGGTTTTCACGCTTCATACGCTCAAACACAGCAAGGTCAGCCTTATCCAACCATTCATTGCACATATAGTTGGTTGTAATCGCAAGAATATCAGGGTCTTCCGGATGGTCAAAGAACCGTTTCTTAATCCAGTGACGTTCATTCCAAGGGTTGAACGTCAGTGTAATCTGCTTGAACAATTCGCCTTCAGAAGCACCACGAATGGATTCATCCAACATATCAAAGTCAGATTCCTTGGTGACTTCATAGGCTTCTTCAATCCACATCCAACATAGCTGTCCAACATCAACCGTAATGGATGTAACTTTCAGTGGGTCATCCAAACCCCTGAAATATATCTTCTGTCCTGTTGGCAAATAGGTCATTTCAAGCGGACTTTCCTTGATTGACCACCAAGCATCAACACCAAGTCTGTGGATTGCCCATTTCAATTCAGTGAAACAGGAATCCTTCAGTGTTCTGTACGTCTTACGCACCACAAGCAGGTTTGCGCCTTTGTACCGTTGATCCATCATGCTTTTGATGTAGAACAGTGATGTTGTCTTGGATTTCTTACTTGCACGGGAACCCTTACAAACACGGTAACGTCCTTTGAAGTTCCAAAACGTTTTATATCCACGTCCAACCACTTCCGGTAGACGAATGTGTTTTTTCTTAGTCTTCAAGTGCATCATCCCCTGAAATTACAACAGGAACCACACCTTCAATACCCACCTTATCAGTCAACAGACCATAACGTTTGGCAAGCAGTTCTGCAGCCTTCAACTTATCTTTTGGTGAAACATCCTTCTTAATTCGTCTTGCTTCAGAACATCCATCACCAATACCTTCAACCACAATGGTTTCTTCCTTTTCTTCACCACGCAGAACTGAAGTCAGATACTGCATCACTTCCGTTGCATCAGCAATGGTTTTGGACTGCATTTCTGCCAATCTGTCCTGAATATAATTGTGCATCTCAAAATTGTACTTTTCTGTACTATTAGGGTCTAACCATCTGGAAGCATTCTTACAGGTTTCACCCTTGTATCCTGCACGTTTGGCCGCTTCAACTGCATTGCAGTCAATCAGATATTCATCACAAAACCGTTTCTGTTTAGGTGTCACAGCATCTTCACCCCTTTCTATGGTGAAACAAAGGTCTGCAAGGCAGGAGCCTTGTACCGGATGGGTGAACAATACAAGTGAGAATCCTTACAAACCTTTATTTCTGAAATTAAAAAAGCACACAGACAACGTGTGCCTGTGTGCTAAAAGTGAAATTTACAATTTCACTTATAGATATATTATCACGTATTATTATGCTCTTAAAGACCGCGCAAAGGACATGAAAAGGACAAAATCAAGAACTAAATATCTGCTGAATGACTTCATCACTGAACAGTCTAATCTGCAACAAATTGATAAGTCTGTTCTTATTGCGTGTGACAGTCTTCACATCACAATCAAAGTGTTCAGCAATTTCTTCACGGGTACAACCTTCAAAGTATCGCATACGAATCAGGTCATAATACACATCATCCTTCAGTGTATCAAGCGCATTGTCAATGATCCTGATGAAGTTCCGTGTTGTCGAAATACTGAATTCAATCATTTCAATCTTTTCTTCAACTTTTTCAGCATCAGACTTCACTTCAATCAGACCTGTATTACCGGAAAAACTGGTAATGCTTGTAGACTTCTTCCGCATACCGAATTGACGCAGTTCTGCAATCTCTGCTTCCTTATCCTTAATGACATCCTTAAAATTATTGTAGTTGAATAACAAAGTTTCAGTCTTCTGGAAAGGACTTTGCTTGCCTTCAACAATCAGATTCTGACGCTTCAGTTCAAGAATAGAATTGTTTACTGCTTTCTGAACTGTATGGTCAATGACATTCAACAGTTCACCGTTCATAGATAACAATCATATCAATCCTTTCATAAAATCATCTGTTCAAGGTGTCCCTAGGTTCACGAATTTACCTTGAACACCTTGGACACCTTGCGCTGCAAGGGTTTCATGGGTTTAGCGTTCAAGTGTTCAAGGTGATTCCCTATTACTTATATATTTATATTTTATATATAATATTTTCATAAACATATAACATATAGGTTGTTAGATTCTTATTTATTAAGAAAATCACACTCACCTTGAACACCTTGAACACAAATACTTGTAACCGTTGCGCCACAAGGGTTTGAAGGTGTTCAAGGTCAACATCCTGACCACGAACGTTACCTTGAACACCTTGAACGGAATTACTTAGTTAATGCCCGTTCAACATCCCAACCACGTTGCAACCGTCTATACAATGTGAAGTAATTGATTCCCATTTCTTCTGCCCATTCACTGACAGTTTGCGTTTTTCCGTTGTGTGTGATTGTATAATCACCTTTCCACAAACGGGGTTGTTTCATAAGACATCCGCAACTTCTTGTGTTGCCACTTTTCAGACTTGAAGTTGAAAGAATAGTTTCGTTACCACAAGAACAAGCACACTTCCATAATGCACGTCTATTCTTGTCAGTACCTTCCCGTTCCATCACAGTCAGTTTTCCAAATCTTCTTCCAACTAAATCTTCCCCGTGAAACTTACCCATAAAATATCACCTTCCCACCACTACTGTGTGACATTACTGGTCACGCACGAACACCTGCGTGTTCAGAATCTGACAGTCATCCAGACCAAACGTTTCCTTCAGTGCGTGACACACATCAGCTTCAGGGGCAAGTTCAATGTCATCTGCTTTCACAATTTCAGTGAACTGCAATGTGGTAATAACGGTAAATTCCTTCATGATTCAAATCCCCCTTTGGAATTGTTTACTAAGATAACCCCGTCTTTGCGGAATCTTCATGAACAACGGGGATACAAAACGCAAATACGAATATGCCTTGTCCATTCCTCTTTTGATTGTGCGACTGACTGTTGATGGGTTGACATCATGCAATTCTGCAATTTGTCGCATAGAAAGTCTATCAACAAAGTATTCCATGATATATTCTTTCTGCGTAACAGTACAAACTTCATTCAGGACGATTGGCAACATTCGTTTGACACGTTCCATTTCAACACGGTTGTCTTCACCTTCAGATGACACCCAAAGGTCAAATGCAGCGTGTTGCAACTCTAAATCAGTAAGTGCCATTGTCAGTCACCTACTTCACAAAGTTCAGTTCCAACCTTTTCAAGAACATACCGTTTGTTGGTATTGGGGTTGATTTCATTCCAATAGTCAACAGCTTCATCACACGTCATCACAAGGTTTGCAACAGTTGCACCACATTTGGTACATTCCAAACGTTTGAATAACACATAAATTCCATCAGGGTCTTTTGTTGCATTTGGAATTGAATAGTGTACAAACTGCGGTTCACCATTACATACAGGACATCTTTTTGCCTTCATATCAATCACCCATAAGTTCCTTTCTTAAAAAGACGCATCCACTTTCAATGGACTTCCTGACATCAATGATCCTCTGGTTGGAAGAACCACGGAACCGCAGACGGGGGTCTTTCAGTTCCTGCACAAACTTCCCATCAACCAGAACATCAATGAATTTCAGAATGTGAAGTTGCTTGATTTCTTCCCATGTGTAACCCGTATAACACCAAATATCTTTGTCAGGGAAGTATTTCTTGAACAGATAACACAAGTCCCTAAGACCTTGAACATTTTCAGGTGCAAGGGGTTCCCCACCCAACAGGGAAAGTCCGGCAATGTGCTTGTGGTTACACAGTTCAAGAATCATGTGGATTGTGTGGAAATCGAATTCTTCACCTGCATCATAGTTCCACAGTTCCGCATTGAAACAACCTTTACAATGATGTGGACAACCGCTGACAAATACTGACACACGGACACCTTCACCGTTGGCAACATCCACGGGTTTGATTTTTGCATAGTTCATGATTCATCACCATCTTTCATATAAGCACCGCAATTGGGACAATAATTATATTTATTGTCTGCCCAAGAACAGCAGTAGGAACACACAACCCCCAAGTGATTTGCATAGTGTGGTAAACCATGTTCAATTGGTGCATCCCACTGACCATTTCTGCTGTGACTGTTCAGTCCTGCTTCATATCCTTCTTCATAGAAAGACCGTGCGTCCTGAAGTGCCTTCAACAGACGTTCCTTGTTCACATGGACACCAACATCTGCAACTGCCTTCAGAATGTGTCCTTCCTGTTCCATCCGCATCTGTGTCTGGAACAATTTAATGATAGGTTCCATTTCAGGCATCATTACACACCCCCAACATCAAGACTGTTCTTCACAGTCAGAATGAACCAATACAGGCAAATCAGAAACCACGCATTCATTCTGAACACCTGCATGATGAACACCACAAGGGCATCCACCATCAACGCAAGAATCAAAGTTTTCTTCAATCTATAAGGTGTCATTCCTTCACCTACCTTTCAACACTTCCACAGCTTCTTCATAATAACTAATTTTCAAAGCAATATTATGAAGGACTTCTTCAGACGCACCACGGGCAGATTCACGTTCAAAATTCATATTGTGTTTCTGAACCTGCTTTTCCATATATTCAAGTGTAGTCATTCCTGCACCGCCTTAATTCCAAGCACCAGTTCCATCAAGTCATAAAACCTGAACGGGTTCAAACCAGTGTGTCTTTTTACCTTCTCCAAGTGATAAACAACGGTGTTCCTATGAAGGAATAATGAACTTGAAGTTTGGGAAGCATTCATGTTGTTTTCAGCAAAAGACAAAAGAACCTGAACATCAATGTCAGTCAAATTTTTATACTTCATTTCTTGTTCACCTCTCCCATGTGCTTCATCAGCATTGCACGGGTCATCAGACCAATGCCGTTGGGAACAGTGGTCACTCTCATACCATCACCAGTATCATAGAAATTATAACAGTCACCACACAGTTTCCCGTTTTCATCCCTGCTGATTCCTGCATCAATGACAACACTTGCGTTGGTATAATCTAAGTCAACCAACTTTGACTTTCCAACCGCAGTGATTACAACATCATGATAGTACGTCAACAGACAGTTCATATCTTCAGTCTTACTGTGTGCAATGGTCAACGTGCAGCCACGTTCCAACAGAAGGTCAATCAAGGGTTTTCCAACCAGTTTTCCTTTGCCAATCAGAAGAACAGTCTTTCCGGACAAATCACCAATTTCCTTGTCCAGAATGTAAAGTATGCCTTCAGGGGTGCAGGGAAGGAAGGAACTTCCCTGCTTAAACCCATCAACATCCTTGTTAATCTGAACTGCGTTGACTGCTTCCTGTTCATTGAATCCTTCAGGAAGTGGAAGCTGAACAATGATTCCACCCACATTATCTGCCCAATTACCAAGGCTGATTCTTGCCATCAATTCCTGCTGATTCTCAACATGGACTTGTGTGACAGGAATTCCACACCGTTCACAATCCTTCATCTTACCTTTCATGTAAGAAGCGGACGCAGGGTCATCACCTGCTGTCAAAATCATCAGACCTTTTCTTTTGTCTGGAATCTGCTTCACCTGTTCAATGATTTCATCAGCATACTTCTGACAATCAATCTTAATCATGTTCACCCATCCTTTCCCGTTTTACAGGTGCATTACACGGGACTTGATTTCTTTGGTCTTGCCTTCATTCCAGAAGTTTTCACCAAGATAACCACAGGTTCTGCGTGTGACATTCATCTTGGCATGATCCTTGTTATGACACACGGGACATTCCCATTCAAGGTCATCATTCACGATGATTTCACCGTCATAACCACATTCATGACAGAAGTCACACTTGGTGTTGAATTCGGCATACTGAATGTTGTCATAGATGAAACGAACCACATCTTCCAGTGCCTTCAGATTGTGATTCATGTTAGGAATTTCAGAATAAGAAATGCAACCACCGGAAGACAGCTTCTGGAACTGACTTTCAAACAGGAACTTCTGGAAGGTATCAATTTCTTCACGGACATCCACATGATAACTGTTGGTGTAATAACCCTTGTCAGTTACATCAGGAATGTCACCAAACTTTTCACGGTCAATCTTTGCGAATCTGTAACACAGGGATTCAGCAGGGGTTCCATACAGTGCAAAACCAAGGTTGGTTTGTTCTCTCCACCACAGGGTTTTTTCCTTCAGGAATCGCATGACCTTCAGTGCAAATTCTGCGCCTTCAGGGTCAGTGTGGCTGACACCCTTCATCACCTTGGTCATTTCATAAATACCAATGTAACCAAGACTGATGGAAGAATAACCGCCAAACAGCAACGGGTCAATAACTTCACCCTTCTTCAGACGGGCAATGGCACCGTTCTGCCAATGGATAGGACTGATGTCAGAAGGTGTTCCAAGCAGTGCTTCATGTCTGCACATCAGTGCTTCCTTGCACAGTTCGCAGCGTTCATCAAGCAGTTTCCAGAACTTTTCTTCATCACCGTCTGCAAGAATAGCAATCTGCGGAAGATTGATAGAAACAACACCCTGATTGAATCTGCCTTCAAACTTGTATTCACCGTTTTCATCCTTCCAAGGTGCAAGGAAGGAACGGCAACCCATAGGACTGAACACATTGCCTTCATAGTTTTCTGCCATCTTCTTTTCAGAAATATAGTCAGGATACATACGCTTTGCAGAACACTTGACTGCAACCTTGGTCAGGTAATCATATTCCCCACCCTTCAGGCAGTTTTCTTCAGTCAGAACATAGACCAGTTTGGGGAACGCAGGGGTGATATACACACCAGTTTCATTCTTGATCCCCTGCATACGCTGTTTCAGGATTTCTTCAATAATCATTGCGTTTTCTTCCTTATAAGGGTCATCCTTACGCAGATACATGAAGATAGTCACAAACGGGGACTGACCATTTGTGGTCATCAGGGTGTTAATCTGATACTGGATAGTCTGAACACCTGCTTTGACTTCTTCCTTGATACGGTCTTCCAGAAGTTTTCCGGTGTAACCATTCGCCTTGAACTTGTCAATGGAACGGCGCAGGTACTTACCAAGGTGAACAGTGTCAACAGACTGACCACCATACTGACAGGAAGCAACAAAGGCAATAATCTGTGTCATGACCGTACAGGCAACCTGAAAAGACTTAGGACTTTCAATCATCTTGCCGTTCATGACGGTGCCGTTGTCCAACATATCACCAATGTTAATCAGGCAGCAGTTGTGGATAGGCTGAAGGAAATAGTCTGCATCATGGAAGTGAAGAACACCTTCATCATGCGCCTTGGAAATGTGGTCAGGTAACAGAATTCGTCTGGTAATATCACGGGAAACAATACCTGCAATATAGTCACGCTGTGTACTTGCCATCTTGGTGTTCTTATTGCTGTTTTCTTCAGCCATTTCTTTGTTCTCATTGCGAATCAGCTTCAGAATAGATTCATCAGTGGTGTTGGACTTACGAACCATGGCACGTTTATACCGATAAGTGATATATGCCTTTGCAACTTCATAAAAGTGATAGTACATCAGACCACGTTCCACATTATCCTGAATATCTTCCACATGAACCATGCCATTCATGTTATTTGCAATGTCATGGGCAATCTGTTCTGCATTACCTTTCAGCAAACGTTCTTTCTTAGGAACTTCTGCACTTGCCTTCATGATTGCATTCTCAATCTTTTTGGAATCAAAATCCACAACTGATCCATCACGCTTCACAACTTTTTCAATCATACAAAACACCTTCCTATCTGAAAATTTTCCCTGTTTTCTTGTGTCGAATTTGAATCCGTTCAACCAGTTCAAATCCTGCTAAATCCAGAATGTTTTTGATTGTGGTCACAACCATGTGGGCATTACTGTCCACATGGTTCAACCGCTTTTCTTCATTCTGGATATGCTTCATGGCTTCATAGGCAGTGGGGTCAGGGCAACCACTGTCATTCAACCAAGGCTTTCCGTTATTTCCCATAAGTCAATTCATCAAAGGTATCTTTGATGGTACCCTTGAATTCACCCAGAAGGGGTCTGGACACTTCCAACATCTGCGGATGTGCCTTTCCGGTGTAATTGCAAGCACGAAGTTCAAAGAAGTGGAACCATTCACCACAGTTGGCAGTCATAATCAATTCAGTCTTCACACTGGTTCCAAGAACACTTCTTGCCCATTCAGGGGTAATACCCATGTTGATTAGTGTAAAATAATCAGCTTCACACCGTTCCATGGAATCCTTCCACACATTCCACTCAGGGGAACCTTCAGTGAAGGCTTCAGGAATGATGAAGGTAATCTGACCACCAAATTTGTCCTTGCTATAATTGCAGTAACGGGTGGATTCCTGTGCAAAACTTGCAGGACGGTGACGGACAACTTCATGACTGATACCACGGTCAATCACAAATCGAACAGTAACATCCAAATGTGTCAGAATTTCTTCTGTGGTTCTCAAGTCTTCATAATGAACAGGAAGCAATCTGACCATGTGGTTTGAACCAAAATATCTGATACCTTTCTGGTATTCAGGGAACAGTACAGGATTCTGTTCAATAAAGTTTTTAAAATAATAAGGAAGATATTCAATCTGTGCATAACACTCTTTGAAGAAATCTCGCCATGCACGGACATTACCAGAAACAATGTTTCTGTCACTGCATCCAGTGAAGCGCAGGAAAGAATTGAAACCATGGCTTTCCAAATTACTAATGATGGTGCGAAGTCCTTTCCATTCAGGATAAGGAAGAATGAACGCAAATGAAGCGTGTTCCAACATGGCTTCATGACCTGCGTTCACCAGATTGGAAACAAACTTGGGTGCGGAATCTTCCTTGATTAAATCAGTGGACTTGTAGCAAGTTCTTCCAACCAGTTCAATCTTCTTCAGGACATCCCGTCCAAAGTCATAATCCAGAATTTCTGCATAAGGTTTAATTGCTTGCATATCATTAATCCTTTCCGGTGGAACCAAATCCACCACGGTCTTTGTCCGTCAGATGGTCAGTTTCCTTGAACTTCAGTTCACCCATCTTGGGCATAATGCGGAACTGACAGATTCTATCACCCTTGAAGATTGTGGTCTGTCGCATTGCCAAAGCAGGGAACTTCCAAACGTCATTGTCACCACAATAGGATTCATCAATGACACCCATGGAATTGGTCTGCAGCACACCCCACTTCTTGAAGGTGGAAGAACGGGGAACCATGTGCGCTTCATAACCTTCAGGAAGTTTCATAGAAACACCCAAGGAAATAAGTCTGAATTCACCTGCTTCCATATCCACGGTTTCCGCAGACCGCAAGTCAATCCAGTCACCAACGGGGAACTTCTCAATCTTCCCAAGGTCTTTGTCATGATACTTAACCAAGATTTCCATTTTCGGTTTCTCCCTTCAACATTTTGATTTCATGGTTGATATACCAAATTGCTTTTTCCAAGTCCTGAATTTCCTTTTCAGGGTCTTTGGAACCTGCACGGCAGATATATTTGACAGCATTGCCACGGTCAAAATTCAGCTTCTGATCCGCAATGAAGTCAGCAACTTCAATCTTCCCCTTGTTATAGTGGGAAGGATGATTCACGGGGTCATCTGTGACACCATGAATTATCTTCAACGCTTCATCCAGTTCAGATTCTGGTGAATTCTCAAAATTAGGACAATCTGTGAATTCACACGGAACCGTCCACTTATTTTTACGATTCAAAAGGCACTTTTTACAATCTACTGCATTGTCACAATACGCATTTAAGATTTTCCTTTTTTCTTTAATCGTCATAAAATTTATCCTTTCACAAAAATCCTGCACTTCTTACCGTTCACCCTACGGTCAGCAATCTTGAAACCAAAGTGTTTCTTGACCTGCTTTGAAAATTCACCATTGGACAACGGCTGCAAGCTGTTTGACAGACACCATTCGTTATACTGTCGATACACAACGTTGGTGACTTCATCTTCAATCTTGACTTCATCATTTTCTGCTTCACGGAAGAAGCCAATGATGGGATTGTTGCTTTCCTCATACTCAATCAGTTCTTCCTGCATGGCTTCATTGGTTGTGTACTGTCTAGTTTCCAGAACACGCTTCAGACCTTGCAAACCAAGCTGAATCATGTATTCCATGGATTCCTGACACTTCAGGTCATCACCAATGAACGGTTTGTAATCAGG